TAAAAAAACTAAACACCGCAAGGAATTCTTCTTTGGATAAGTTTGGCGAATATGGATTTGAAAACCTCGTGTTCAAAGAACTACGCAACAGTGGATACATTGACAAAGTACGTAAGGCGGTGGTAGAATTGAAGACACAGAAGCTGTCTCTGCCATGATCAAAGTATTATTTTTGAAAACTAATGTTATTTTGATTAGTAGAATTGAGGAAGTACCATCAGAGCTTGGTGAACCTGATTGCAAACTAATCAAACCATTTGTGATTACTGAGACTGGTCTAATTCCATGGATGAATGCATTCACAAACCAGTCAGAAATGATGATCCATTCTGATAGTATTCTAACAATTGTGGATCCTAACAAAGAATTTTTGGACAAGTATCAATCGTTGACTGCTGAATGAGGTATTACACAAACGTTCAAATGGTAGGGAACGAGTTTCTCGTTCGCGGATTTGAAAATGGTGAAAGTTTTATCACTAGGGAAAGGTTTGAACCAACTCTTTTTGTTCCCAGTAAAAAGAAAACAAAATATAAAACTTTAGAAGGAAATTACGTTCAAGCGATACAACCAGGTACTGTTCGGGATTGCCGTGAGTTTATTAAAACTCACAATAATGTAGATGGATTTGAAATTTATGGAAACACTAGATATATCTATCAGTACATTTCCGAAAAGTATCCAGAAGATCATATTGAGTTTGATCTAAAAAAGATGAAACTTGTGACGATTGATATTGAGGTTGCATCTGAACGTGGATTTCCTACTGTTGCAAAATGTGATGAGGAAATGCTTTGCATTACTTTACAGAATTATGCAAACAAAAGGATTATAACTTTTGGTCAGGGTAAGTTTAATAATACTGATCCATCAGTTGAATATGTTGAATGTAGGGATGAGTATGATCTTTTAAATCAATTTCTAGGATATTGGCAAGTTAATACACCAGAAGTTATTACTGGATGGAATTGTACTCTTTACGATATTCCGTATCTTGCTAAAAGAATTGGCAGAGTTCTTGGAGAAAAGGCAGTAAAAGCATTATCTCCTTGGGGACTTGTTACCAGTGAAGAAATTACAGTTACTGGTCGTCAACATCTAGTTTATGATATTGGTGGAATTACTGTTCTAGATTATCTAGATCTTTATAAGAAATTTACTTATAAAGCACAGGAAAGTTATCGCCTTGATTATATTGGTGAAGTAGAACTTGGTAAGAAGAAACTGGATCACTCTGAGTATGATACTTTCAAAGAGTTTTATACTAAGGATTGGCAAAAGTTTGTAGAGTATAACATCCAGGACGTGCGACTAGTTGACGCACTTGAGGAAAAGATGAAGCTAGTTGAACTAGCAGTTACCATGGCATTTGATGCTAAGGTAAACTTTCATGATGTGTTTTATCAGGTTCGTATGTGGGATATGATCATTTACAACGATCTAAAGAAAAAGAACATTGTTATCCCACCAAAGAAAGATGAAAGTAAAAGTGAAAAGTATGCTGGTGCTTATGTAAAAGAACCTATTCCTGGCGTGTATGATTGGATTGTAAGTTTCGACTTGAATAGTCTATATCCACACCTTATCATGCAATATAATATTTCACCAGAAACACTTCTAGACGAAAAATTTCCTGGTGTTAGTGTTGATAAACTTTTAAAAAAAGAAGTTGATCTTAGTAAACTTGATGGTGTAACTGTATGTCCTAATGGAGCACAGTTTACAACTAAGAAGCGTGGTTTTCTTCCAATATTGATGGAGAGAATTTATAATGAGCGTGTGATCTTCAAAAAGAAAATGTTGGAGGCAAAGAAAGAGTATGAGAAGAATAAGACGAAAGCATTGGAACGGGAGATTGCACGATGTAACAACATCCAGATGGCAAAAAAGATCCAACTCAATTCTGCTTATGGTGCTATCGGGAATAATTATTTTCGTTACTATAAGTTGGATAATGCTGAGGCAATTACTCTCGGGGGTCAGCTCAGTATACGATGGATCGAAGCGAAAATGAATTCCTATATAAACAAAATTCTCAAGACTGATGATGTTGATTATGTGGTGGCTTCTGATACTGATAGCATATATCTCAATCTCGGTCCTTTGGTTGAAAGTGTATACAGGGGAAGAGAGAAAGATGCTGAAAGCATTGTTTCGTTCCTTGACAAGATCTGTCAGATGGAACTTGAAAAATATATTTCGAATTCTTATGAAGAACTGGCACAATACGTAAATGCTTATGAGCAGAAGATGTTCATGAAGCGAGAAACAATTGCTGAGCGTGGCATCTGGACTGCAAAGAAAAGATATATTCTCAATGCTTGGGATATTGAAGGTGTTCGTTTTAGTGAACCCAAACTCAAGATTATGGGAATTGAAGCAGTAAAGTCTTCAACTCCTGCATCTTGTAGATCCATGATCAAAGATGCACTAAAGTTGATGATGAGTGGAACTGAAGATGATGTAATTGACTTTATTGAAAAATCAAGAGTTCAATTTAAAAAACTATCTCCAAGTGATATTGCATTTCCACGTACAGTATCTGATGTGGATAAGTATAAGAGTAATCTTTCAATCTATGCAAAAGGAACTCCAATTCATGCAAGAGGAGCACTTCTTTTCAACCATCATATAAAAGATAAAAAACTCACTGAAAAGTACAACACCATCAATAATGGGGAAAAGATTAAATTTTGTTATTTGAGAAAACCAAATCCAATTCATGAAAATGTAATTTCATTTATTAATGAATTTCCAATAGAACTTGGTCTTATGAATTATATTGATTATGATTTGCAGTTCGACAAAGCATTCTTAGAACCACTGAAAACGCTTCTTGATAGTATTGGATGGTCTGTGGAAAAGACTTCCACACTTGATAGTTTCTTTGTGTAGTGCTATAATAGGGAAAAGAACTTCTAGTATGGACTTTCTAAAAGATATTTTAAAAGAAATCAAAGACGAATACACAAACATTGCTTCAGATATTGTTGAAGAAGAAACCTATGTAGATACTGGGTCTTATATTTTCAACGCACTAGTTAGTGGATCTATTTTTGGGGGTGTATCTGGCAATAAAATTACTGCTATTGCTGGAGAAACATCAACAGGTAAAACCTTTTTTAGTCTTGCTGTAGTAAAAAACTTTTTGGATAGTAATCCTGATAGTTATGTTCTGTACTTTGATACAGAAGCAGCGATTACTAAGTCACTCCTAGAAAGTCGTGGTGTTCCTACAGATAGACTAGTAGTCATCAATGTTGTAACAGTTGAGGAGTTTCGTAACAAGGCACTCAAGGCTGTAGATATATACTTAAAGAAACCTTTAGAACAGCGCAAACCTTGTATGTTTGTGCTAGACTCCTTAGGAATGTTATCCACAGATAAGGAGATTACTGACGCTCTAAGTGAAAAGCAAGTTCGTGACATGACAAAATCACAACTTGTCAAGGGTGCATTTAGAATGCTAACCCTAAAACTTGGACAGGCAAACATTCCCCTTATCGTTACCAATCATACTTACGATGTTATTGGCTCTTACGTTCCTACAAAAGAAATGGGTGGTGGCAGCGGGCTTAAGTACGCCGCTAGTACTATCATTTATCTCAGCAAGTCAAAAGAAAAGGAAGGAACGGAAGTTGTTGGAAATATTGTCAAAGCAAAGACTAATAAATCGCGTTTGACAAAAGAAAATAAACAAGTGGAAGTTCGTCTTTTCTATGATGAACGTGGTCTGGACCGATATTATGGTTTACTAGATCTTGGCGAAAAACATGGTATTGTCAAAAAGGTTGGTTCTAGATATGAAATCAATGGCACTACAGCATATGCCAAATCAATCTATGCTGAACCAGAAAAATACTTTACTGAAGAACTAATGCAGTATCTAGATGCTGCAGCAAAAATGGAGTTTACTTATGGCGGAGAGGGTTCCACTGACGATACTGAAGAACCTATTAAATCGTGAAGAGTATACTCGTAAAGTATTACCTTTCATCAAAGCAGAGTATTTTGAGGAAAGAACAGATCGAGTAATCTTTGAGGAGATAGGTTCATTTATTACCAAGTATGATAATCTTCCTCTCAAGGAAGTTCTGTTTATTGAACTTGAAAAGAGAACAGATATAACTCAAGATGAGTTCAAGTTGTGTGAACAACTTATTGCATCCCTTGAACCATCTGATGTAGACTTTCAGTGGGCTCTTGATACTACTGAAGAGTGGTGTAAAGAACGTGCTATTTACTTAGCACTAATGGAAAGTATCAAGATTGCTGATGGACAAGATGAAAAGAAGGGAAGAGATGCTATTCCTTCAATTCTTTCTGATGCATTGGCAGTTAGTTTTGACAACAATGTTGGACACGATTACATAGATGATTACCAAGATCGCTACGCATATTATCACAGGGTCGAAAGTAAGATCGCCTTTGATCTTGAATACTTCAATAAGATTACTGCTGGTGGTGTCTCTAACAAAACTCTTAATATCGCGCTTGCTGGCACTGGTGTCGGTAAATCTCTTTTCATGTGCCACTTTGCTTCCAGCGTTCTCGTCGCAGGAAAAAATGTTTTATACATCACACTTGAGATGGCAGAAGAAAAGATTGCGGAAAGAATTGACGCAAATCTTCTCAACACTAACATCAGGGAAATTAGTGAACTACCAAAGGCAACCTTCTTTAAAAAAATCAATGCACTCAGTTCACGAACCAATGGGAAACTAATTGTCAAAGAGTATCCTACTGCTTCTGCACACGTAGGACATTTCAGATCCCTTCTTAATGAGTTGGCATTGAAGAAGTCTTTTAGACCAGATATTATCTTCATTGATTATCTAAACATCTGTGCATCTGCTCGTATCAAGGCTGGTGGTTCTGTTAACTCTTACACATACATCAAATCTATCGCTGAAGAACTTCGTGGTTTGGCTGTTGAACACAATGTGCCAATTGTTTCTGCGACACAAACAACTCGTAGTGGTTTCAGTAACTCTGATGTTGGTTTAGAAGATACTTCTGAATCGTTTGGTCTGCCTGCAACTGCC